GAACAATAAGAATAAGGTATAAGAGCAAGAGTATCATCACCCATACACTTTAACTTAGTTTGTTGAGTTACGTGTGGAGGACATGAATTATTAATAGCAGTTGACCATAAAAGCCAATTAATAAGAGAACCTACTACAGAAGTATAAGGATGTCCAGAGGCAATACCTTTAGAAATTTTATAAATTAATTTACTTTCTGGTAAAACTACATTTTTATATAGCATTGAGCAGCAACACCATAAAAAGTACCTATCATATATATCACCATCAGGATAACATGATCTAATAATACCAAAAGCAGTTACAATTAATTCTTTATAACAATGATTATCAAATTGAGACCAATCAGCATCAACCACACCAAAATCACGAATTTCTTTAATATCATCATAAAAATCATAAAGTTTTCTATCTTCCATAGACCTACCAATCATAATTGACCCACTTCTCAATCTAGATAGTTTATTTGTAAACGGCTGGAGTGCACAATTACCAATAAGTTTAACAATATCTTCACACATTAAAACAAGTCTAGTCCTAGTGTTTTTATTAACAGATAAATCAATTCTTTTCTCTCTACCAGCGACAGCCCATAAAGAATTATCAGGAATAAACTTATCTACGATACACTGTTTAAAAACTTGTTTTGCGATACTCTTTGTAAACTTAACGGATTTAGCCATATTACGACCAAATAATTTTGAGGTCATTATACCTGAATAAGCTTTAGGATTAATACGAACGTTATTAATATTTTTAGATGAAAAATGTCCCATCTTAGGCACATGAAGATCAATATCACCTCTAACTTTAATACTATCAATTAGTTCATCATACGTAAATTTACTATTTGGTTCAGATGACATAATGGTTAAGTTTTCATGGTTATACTTCCATGAACCAGGATAGGTTGCTTTAATGCCACAAAACTTTATTAAATCAGGGCGTTTATCTAAGAGACTGGCAAAACGAGTTTCATTATAGATAACTTTCCCATCATACTTTGGTATCGTACCAATAAATTTCCCAATTAATCTAGAGTTCTTCCCAACAGGTATAGGTAAGTAATCCCTAACTTCATCACTAATACGACCATTAGAACCAAATTTAAGTTTTGAAGTATTAACAGTAGTTAAGTCCACCTTAACATCATAATTATTAACATAAGTATTCATTTTTGTTAAAGAATGAATAGTTCTATCTTTCCATATAACATTTGGTCTTAACCCGGGTTTAGCCTTCAATAAATTAATAAATTCATCAGTATTATTTAGAACATAACTTTTAGATAACTTATCAAGTTTAGGATGTAATCTAGACCTAAGTAACTCCTTTTTATCAAGATCTTCAAATAATTTAATAAAACGTGATACACCAATAACTAATTCAGACGATGCTACTTTACCTTAGGTGAAATATAATTCGAAAGTTTAAAAGTGTCTTTATTCTTAAAGTATTCTTTACAAAGTAAAGTTTTAAATTCCTTTAATTGATCAGCCTCATATTTAGACTTGATAGACATCTCATTATTAACTGACGTTGAATCTAATTTCAAACCCTTAAATATAATATTATCAGGTAAATCTTCAAAAGTAAGTGAAGCTATCTCAATAATAGGATCAACAGCTAACTTAGAAAATGCAATAGCGAATTCCTTAGTAATCTTATCACATGCTGCACGATACTTATTTGATTCTTCGTTTAATGCTTTACTTTTATCACTTCTATTCTGTAAAATTAGTAAATAAGTGTCTTGAAATTTACTCCAGTCTTTGGCAGAGTTGCCAGCATCGATAAACCAATTAGGAGCAACAGTCTCATTAATGAAATCATTATTAATCTTAAATAACCAATTCTTTAGTTGCTGAGAACGACCGATAAATGACATTACCTCATCATAAGTTAAACTTGAGTATTGAGGAAATGACTTAGTCCAATGAAGCATAATATAACTCTTCTTGTCCATAATCCTTTAATATATATAATTGCGCATTATAGATAAACATAGTTTCTAATATACCTACTTTGTGC